ATCTTCGTCCTGTGACCAGATGTCATAGGACATATATGCAGTCGGATCACCGGCAATGTCACCAAGTGCAGCGGTGGTGATAAGTAAAGTAAATGGTCTGAGCATGTCGAATCCTTATATTATGGTGGTTTTGCGTCCACCTATTTATAAGTTTCAACTGTTCAGATCACATTAACTGTTTGTATTTCCCCAGTTAGAGAGGATTGCCAAGATAGCCTCAAACACGTTGTCATACTTATCAGCATCGTTCAACACGATCAACAGATCAGCAAAGTCCACAACACCGTTGTAGTTCAGATCCTCCCAGATCGTGAAATCATCCCAGTCACCGACGTATCCGCAACTGTCGAAGTATCCCCAGTGCGGGAAGCCATCGTCCAGATTGAAGTTCACTCCACCCTTGAATTTGACATTACCCTTCGTGGTTACTTGCAGGAATGGATGAACACCGATTGTGGCATTTTCAGAATTTGATTGAACACTTACAATAAGTCTTGACATTGTAAAGATATCTTTGTCTTCACCCAAAATCAGAGTATCGGTTTGGTTCACTCGATATGGAGTTGCGACACCTGCACAGGGATAGTTGTCACCAAGACCGGGAACACCGACACAATCGGGAAGTTCACCCATCGGGAAGTGTGAGTCAAACTCCTGTCGTGGATCTCGTCCCAAGAAGTAGCGAAGCGGACCCGATGGTGTTTGCTCTGCGGTGGACCAAGTATCTCCCCACGGAACATCGTTGGGATGGTTGTTCCAGAAACCCTCGTTTGAAGTCGTGTAGAGAATGAATGGTGTTTGGGTGTTGAGTCTTGCACCAGCACCAGAGTAGGTTGCGGTGGCAGGTAAAGCACACTCACCACCAGCAGGATCAACATAAAAACGATAGGTGTTTCCAAACGGAGTCAAACGTCCGACATTCTCAATACGAAGAGTTCCGTAGCAATCATATGCAGGTTGCTCGTCGCAAGGTAAAGGGTCATCACCAAATAAAATAGCAGATAAAAGTAGTTCAATCATTACAGTCTCTCCAAATGTTATCCAATGCCGCCGCTATCGCAGGGTCCGTATTCAGATAAAATTTTCAACAAAGCATTGAAG